CTTCGTCCGAGAGCGTCATCACCGACTGAGTCCCCTGACCCGCGCGGGCTTAACCTCCCGCGCGGGTCAACGTCCGTGAAAGTGGAAGGAGCGCACCGATGAAGGTCCGAATCCTGAGCGGGAACGCCCGGGGCCAGGTGGTCGAGATGAGCCAGACCGAAGCCGAGGTCAACATCGCGACCGGCTACGCGGAGGCCGTCGACCCGGCCGACGAGGTGGCAGAGAAGGCCGAAGCGGCGGCACACCAGAAGGCCGGCCTCAAGGCCGACCGGGACCAGGAGCGCAAGGACGAGGCGGCCGACAACGCGGCCAAGGAGAAGGCCGAGGAACACGCGAAGCGCAGAAGGTAAGGCGTGCATTCAAACCTCTACGCAGTCACGCCTCCGACCGAGGAGCCTGTCGATATCATCGAGGCGAAGCTTGCCTGTCGAGTGGACAGTAGCGACGAGGACTCCTTCATCGAGGGCCTCATTAGGAGCGCGCGGCAATGGGCGGAGTCTCTCACCGGCCGCGTTTTCATCACCCAGACTTGGGAATTGAAGTTGCCATGCTTTCCGGGTTGCGAGATCGAACTTCCAAAGCCTCCGCTCGTCGCCCCGGTGACATCCGTCAAGTACCTGGACCCGGCCGGGGTGCTCCAGACCTGGGCGACGTCCGAATACATCGTCACGGCGCCGACGGGTGAGTTTGCCGGGCGAGCCCGGATCGAGCCAGCCTACGGGATCAGCTATCCAGCGACGCTTCCGGTGCCCGACGCCGTTCGGATCGTGTTCGTGGCGGGCTATGGAGCCCGCGCCGCAGTGCCGCAGGGGATCAGGAACGGGCACCTCTACCACGTCGCCGAGTCGTACATGAATCGGGAGCGCCCGGATTACAGCGCAGCCGAGGCGGCGATCTGGCCATGGTGCGAGGTCCGGTTCGATTGAGGCGAATATGATTGCCGCAGGGAAACTCGACCGACGCGTCCGCTTCGAACACGCCACGGAGACTACGTCCGCGTCTGGCGAGGTCTCTCTGGCATGGACCGAACTCGTGACCGTCTGGGGCTCGAAGGAACCGCTGACGGGCAGGGAGCTGTTCGCGGCGCAGCAGGTCACGGCGAAGGTGGACACACGGTTTCGGGTCCGGCATTCGACGCTCCTCGCCGAGGTCACACCGGACGAGACGTACCGGATCATGTGCGATGGGCGGACATACAATATCACCGGCGTCCTCGAGACCCGGCGTCGCGAAGAGATCGAGATCCTGGCCGAAGCGAGGGCAGAGTGATCGGCGGAAAGTGGTCCGGGGTCGACGCCGCCGGCGACGCGCTCGTGGCCATCGCTTCGGAATGCGCCCGTGACGAGGTCGTCGTCCAGGCGATGCTGCAGGTGTCCCGCCCGATCGCCGACGAGATGGGGGCGGCGCTCTACTCGCGCGTCACCCGCGTCACCGGGGAGACCGGAGCCTCGATCGAGGCGCAGCAGGTGGAGAAGGGCGACCGGCCCGGGATCACGGTCGTGGAGCTCGGGCCCCGCAAGGGCTCGGACGCCGGATGGCGCGTGAAGTTCTGGGAGCTCGGAACCTCGCGGCTCCCCGCCCGTCCGTTCATGCGGCCGACGTGGGACGAGCACGAGGCCACGTACTCGACAGCCGTCACCGCTGCGCTCGCGAAGGCCTACCAGACGCTCGCAACGCGGCACGCACGCCGGCAGGCCAGGGCCACATGAGCGCCGAGAGCAGCCTCCGCGCCGCGCTCCTCGCCAGCCCCGCGGTGTCGGCGCTCGTCGGGACGCGTGTCTACCCGATGCTGCTGCCGCAGAGCCCTACGCTCCCCGCGATCGTGTACCAGCGCATCTCGTCCGTGCCCGACCATCTCCTCGGAGAGCAAAGCTGGCGCGCTCCGTGCCGTGTGCAACTCAGCCTGTGGGCCTCCACCTACGACGCGATGCGGGCGCTGACGGTCGCCGTGGAAGCGGCGCTCCGCGGGTACTCGGGCTCCGGTCTCCGGCTCGTGCGCCTGCTGAACCTAACGGATGACTACGAGCCGGAGACGAAGACGTACCGCATGATCGCGGATTTCCGGGTGATCCCGGCAGAAGGAGTGAGCGCATGAGTCTGTCAACGAACATTTCGGTGCAGGTGTCGAGCAGCCTCGCCTCGACGGTCGGGCTCCAGGACGCACAGGCCTCGATGTCCTTCTCCAAGGCGATCGCCCTCGCGTCCGGAGTCGCCGCGGACATGGCCGACAAGGTGTATACGAACGCCTACACCATCCTCACGGGGGCCACGCAGTCGATCGACGTGTCGGGATCTCTCGTCGATGCCCTCGGCGCCGCGTTCGTCCTCGTGAAGCTGAAGGCGATCCTCATCTACAGCCGGCCCACGAACACGACGAACCTGACGCTCCTCGGCAACGCCAACAGCGTCCCGATCCTGGGCACCAAGGCGACCACGATCACGCTGCTCCCGGGAGGACTCTTCCTCCTGATCCAGCCCCCACTCGCCGGGATCGCGGTGACCGCGGCGACCGGCGACATCCTCGACATCGTCAACGCGGCCGGCGCATCGGCGCTCGTCGACGTGATCCTCATCGGTACCTCGGCGTAAGGCCCCGAAAGAGGAAGGGAACAAGAACATGGCAGCCACAGGAGACATCGGGTACCAGGACCGCCTGCAGTACGAGTCCGCGCCGCTCGGTTCGGGGGTGTGGAACACCGTCTTTCAGGTGCGGTCCATCACCTGCCCGAAGAAGACCACGGCCAAGGTCGACTTCACCCACCTCGAGAGTCCCAACCGAACGAAGGAGTACAAGCCGGGCTTCGGCGAGTACTCGGCCGCCTCGTTCGAGGCGCTGTACGATCCGGCCAACGTGATCCAGGGGCAGATCCTGGACGACAACAACACCGGCCTCCAGCGGAACTGGCGGATCCTGCTCCGCAACTCCATCACGTTCGCGACCGAGGAGACCTGGACCTGGCTCGGCCACGTCGGAGAGGCCGGCCTGGCCAACATCTCCACCGAGGAAGCCCACATGCTCACCGGCTCGATCGAGGTGGACGGCGCCATCACGATCACCTAAGAGGGAGGTCGAGGTGCCGAATCCGCATCGTGGGCAGACGCCCTTCCGGGCGCTCGGCCGCGAGATGTACATGGTCTATGGGACCCGGGAGCTCGCCGAGGCGTGGCTGGCTCTCGGGTTCCGGAGGCCTGACCCGTACGCCCCTCCGGTAGCGGAAGAGTGGGACGAGCTGCGCCGCGATCCGACGACGGGCGAGCCGGTGATCGACGAGCGGGGACTGCCACTGTTCTCCCGGCGCCGTGGGCTCGTGGACGCCGCGACGAGGCAGCAGCGGGTGCAGGAGGCGTTCGACGCCTGCTTCACGAATCCCGAGATCCCGGCCCGCCGGGCGTGTCTGCGGATCGGCTTGCAGCGGTGGGAGCGTGAGGCTGGCGCGAAGCTGAGCGACGACGAGTTCGAGCGGCTCTGCGATGAGCTGGGCTTCGAGGGCATGTTGTCTCTCCACATCGCCGCGTACGTCAACGCCATCCGGGTACCGCCCGTCGAGGGTGGGGAGGACCGCGACCCAAACGCGCAGAGCGCGGGACCAGCATCCTCGACGTCGAGCACCTCTTAGGGGAGGCGCTCCGGTGTGGGCTTTCACATGCCGAGTTCTGGGACCTGACCCCGCGCGAGGTTGTGCTCTACGTCCGCGCCTATGGGCGCCGGCTGCGAGATCAGCTGGACCTTGGAATTGTCGCCGCATGGCACGGGGCCGCCTTCGCCAAAGCCGAGCGGATGCCGGATCTCGACAAAGTCCTCGCACGAACGAAGCGCGGCGGGCGCCGGATCGATGCCGCCCTCACGGCGAACGAGACGCGGAGGTGGCGGGCGTTCTTCGCGGCGCAGAAGGCGAACCCGAATTGACCGAGGTGCCCCGTGGCTGACGTGATCGGCAACCCGACCATCCGGGCCGAGTTCGACGGGACAGGGCTCGTCAAGGGCGCGAAGGACGCGGGCGCCAAGCTGAAGACGACGTTCGAGGAGTCGAACCGCAGCATCGAGGCGGCGCAGCGCAGCGCGAACAAGCGGATCCAGGGGCTGATCAGCCAGATCAACGCGGACAAGCCGCGGCGCCAGATGTTCGAGCTCGGCCAAGCCATCCAGAAGATGGGTGGAGTGTCTGCGCTCAGCGAGGGTCAGGTCTCGCGCCTGCGCGTGCAGGTGAACCAGCTTGCCGCCGCGGGCGCGAAGGTGCCGCCGAGCCTCGCCGGGATGACGGGCGGGGTGAACAAGCTCTCGGCGGCGTTCACGTCGCTCGCGACGGGCGGCGGCGTGTCCGGTGCGCTCGCGTCTCTCGGGCCGGCGGGCGTGCTCGCTGCCGGCGGTATCGGCGTCGCGACGGTCGCCACGGTGAAGATGTTCAACGCCGTGAAGAACCTGGCGGCGCAGGCCGAGCAGTGGAGCAACGTCTCCGAGGCGACGGGGATCAGCGTCGAGTCGGTCCAGAAGCTCGGGGACTTTCTCGAGGACGCGGGCTTCCAGGCGGACGACCTGTCCGCCATCATGAAGAAGTTGCAGGTCGAGATCACAACCGGGGGAAAGAGCTTCGACCGATTCGGCATCTCGCTCGCGGAGATTCGGAAGCTCGCCCCCGAGGAGCAACTGCGGGCAGTGGCGGCTGCCGTGACCGCGATAGCGGACCCCACGGAGCGGGCCGCGGCCGCTACCGAGTTCTTTGGCAAGCAGGGCGCCGCGAAACTCGCAGCCTTGCGGGGTATCGCCGCGGGGACGTACGGCGACCTCCACGCTCTGAGCGAAGAACAAGTAGCGGATCTCAAGAGGGTCGACGATCAGCTTGACCAGGCCGGCCGAGCGTGG